TTATACTGGGCAAAGTCTTTAGCTCCACCCCCTCCAAGAAACTGTAGTGCTGAGGACATATCTTCCTCGAGTTTGTTTTTAAGCACGTCTAAGACGGTTGTAGCCATTATTTACCCTTATTTGCTTGTTCTGACAGTTTCATAAGTTCAACACTTAGTTTGTTTTCGTTAGCACTCTTATCAAGTGCTATTTTTATCCCAGCTTTTTGAGCTTCTATAGACATACTTTGTTTTTCTAATTGAAGCTTTTCAGCTTCAACAGCCATTTTTGCTGCATCCATACGAGCTTTTTGCTGTTGTTCAGCCTGTTTAATCTGTACTTCCGCCATATCTTTCTGCTGTTTACCCTGTACTTCTTGCTGCCTAAGCTGCAGTTCGGCTTGCTTCATCTGGACAATAGGGTCTTGCGCCTGCTGTTGAGCCTGCTGTTGAGCCTGCTGTTGCTGATGTGATTGCGTAAGTTTAGTCCCCGCTTTAGCCATTAACTGCGCCAAATTAACTTCCATATCTTCTGAAAGTTCCGCATTTGGTGCTGGTAACGGCGCACCTAACTGCTCTTCTAGCTGTTTACGGTACTGGAACCCTAAGTGTTGCGCTAAATGCGCTTGTAGCGCAGACATAATAGCTTGGCCCTGTGGATTCTGACCGATCATCTGAGCAACCATCGGGTCTTGCATGAACGCTTGGTGTGTCGTGATGTGCGCATCATGGTCTTGGTAGATAAACGCTTTCATTGGTTTGCCGTTTAGCGCATCCATGTTCTCACTAACGGGATCGGTAGGCTTAAGGTCGTCTTGAGTCGGAACCAACTTATCCGCATTCTTAACGCCTAACACCTCGATCATCTGCCGGTGTAGCTGTGGCAGGTCATATATCTGAGGAGCAGACTGAGCCATCTGAAGTACCGCTTGGTACTGAACAACCCGTTGCGCCATCGTAGAACTGTTCGGATCACTGACGGGGATCACGTCTACCATCATGTAGTCTGATACCCGAGCACCCACCTCTCCCCGCATGGGAATGTAGTCATACTCAGTGGGTGCGTACTCAGCCATGATCGCTTTGAGCATTTTAAACTCTTGCTTCATGGCGTAATGAACACGCGCCTGTACTGCAGCCATTGGCTTCAGCGTACGTTCTAACAAGGCCAGCGTCGTTCCTACTGGCGCATTAGCCGACATGTCAGAGATGTTCATATCACTGATAGCCCCTAACCGGCGACCCTCAGTTGTGATCTGGTTAAGCAGCGCAAGCAGTGTTTGGCTTGGCTCCTTATAAGGCAGGGGCATAATGTTGTCACGGATACTGCCAGACGGCACGTCCACGTCCTTCCATTCTCCCGGTTCAATCGGCGTATCATCACCCTTGATCCGTAGCCCTCGGGACTTAAGACCGCCGGGGAGGTTAGACAGCGTACCTGCGTCAACCAACTGACGAATCAGCGAGGTACCTGCACGAGCGTACCCACCAATAATGTGGATTAAACCAAGCCCGTAGAACCCAAACCCCGGTACATAGACGTAGTGGACAAAGTGCTGACGCTTTAACATCAACGGGTCTTCTTCGCTCCAGTTACGCCGAATCGCTAGAATATCGCCCGTACCGCGTTCAATCGTGACAACATAAGGTTTTGCAATCTCTTCTTCGTCTTCGTCAATACCGTCAATAATGAGATCCGCGTGTACTTCATATATCGCATATCGATCATCGTCAGTTATTGAGTATCCACCTTCTTCGGCCTTCCTCTTCTCGATATCTGTATGGAACGGCTGTGGATCACCGAGGTCTACATCTCGGTAGAAGCCTATCGCCTGAAGCTTCTTCAGCTCGTTCTTGGTCTTGCGCATGACGTGGGTAACACGCTCTGCAGTCTCAATATGGGACGCGCCATAAGGGACAATGACATCTTCAGCAGGGATATAGATGGCAACCTGCCGACCTAAATTGGGGTCATAGTAGACCTTCTTAAATGCAGACCCCGCTAGTCCTAGGCTATATAACAACCGTTCATGCTCTGGCCGGTACTCAACCATCCGCTCAGTCAGCTCATAGTTCATGTCCGCTTTTACTCTCTCAGCGGCTTCGGTTTTGTCGGGTGTTTCTTCTCCTAGTACCTTTACACGTACGGGGCCAGCGGCTGGGAAAGTCTCGCTCATCGTCTCTGCTTGGAAACGTATCGCGGCCTCGGCCAGTACAGTAGAGTAGACTCCGCAGGCACCTTCCCACGGATCTGTACGCTCTTCGTACTTGAACCCTAATACATCTAGTCCTTTGACAAACGTATCAGCCCAATCTTTTCGGCTGTCGGTATCTGCATCGATCAGCCCAATTAAATCCTGCGCGAGTCCTTGTAACTCACTATCTTCTAATGCTTCGGCAAGGTTGGCATCAAAACCCATGAGGTCTGCTTCGTTCCCATCAGGGATTAACGTAATCTCCATACTGCCATCAGACAAAGTAACCCTCTCAGGATCAACAATCTCGATCTCTAGCCCTTCGCCCATCATATCATCGTCCATCATCTCACCTTCGAGCAAGCTATCAATGCCTTCTGGTGCTGCGTACAAACCTTTTTCAATTGCCATAATTTATGCTCTCAGTAATACCCGCCACGCCGTTGTTTAAAGTAACGTATGTCATCAGGTTCATCAGTTGGTAAGCGTATGAATCCACCTTGCCTGAAACGCATTAACGCCATGACTGTCGAATCCACTAAGTCATCATGGCTCATAAACGGAAATCCAGCAATCTCTTCAACCACTTCTTCAGCCCAACGCGTTTCAGGAACCCATACTATCCCTGATGCTACAATATCAGCTACTGAGTTTAAACGTGCAAGTTTATCACCCGACCCCCTGTGAGGGGTATATTCCTGCACTGGTAGTCCCATCCGCCGCATCTCTTGATAGATCGCCACACCAGAACTTTTCTTCTCTACGATAAACGCATCGGGTTCCCAGTCAGCGTATTCCTCTAACGCCAACTGTTTTAACTCTGGGAACTCTAGCCGCTTCTTTATACTGTTCAGTAGAATGATGTTGTAGGCGTCGGCGTCCTCATTAAAGAAAACGCCCCACGTCGTCAAAGCCGTAAAGTCAGCACGGTTATGCTTCTCCGCAGCGGAATCTAACGACATGATAATGTATTCACATTTAGGTGGGTCTTCCTTTGTCCAGATACTCCACCACTCACGTTTAACAATGGCAGCTTCTTCAGCCGTTGGTTCCTGCTGGTACTGTGCGTTCCACTGGAAAGCTGGCATTGACGCCTTAGTCCGTAGCAGCGCCTCTAAATCAAAGAACTCAGGCCATAACGGTTTCTGTATAGGCTTGCCTGTCTCCTTATCGTCCACTTCTAATATGGCAGGGAACTCAATTACTTCAAAGGCATCAGCACGTTCGTTGTTTCCCATATCTCGTACAACACGGCCTGTCAGGTCATCCATATGCCAACGGGTCTGGATAATGGCAACACGTCCCCCCGGCATCAAACGCGTACGGGCACCGAACGTATACCACTCATACGCTTTCTCAAACACCGAGAAGTTCCCGTTAATAACATCCTGCTCAGAGTGCGGGTCATCTACCAATAGCAGGTCAGCACCACGTCCAGCAAGGGCTGAACCGACCCCACAAGCGTAGTATTCACCCCCTACACTGGTGTTCCAGCGCCCTGCAGACTTGGAATCAGAGGCTAATCTCACGGTAGGAAACACGGATGTATAGGCATCAGTGCTGATTAAATTACGTACTTTACGCCCAAAATCCACCGCCAAATCGGTGGTATGAGACACCATCATGACTTTTTTGTTGGGATTTCGCCCCAAATACCACGCAGGGTAGAATATAGATACTAACTGGGACTTACCATGACGTGGGGGTATGTTTACACACACACGATCTTTATCCCCACCCTCAATATCCATGAGCATGTTCGCCAATATGCGGTGGTGCTTGCCCACAATGAACTCAGGCATCATCGCCTTACAGAACTCTATCAAATCATCGTACGCTAACTTATTTTTTCTGCGTACTGCTAGCTCATCAACTAACTTATCGATCTCAAGGACTTCATCTGGCGTATAACTGCTTAAATTATCCAACATTGCTTGGATTTCGTCTTCGGTAAAGTCAAATGCAACCTCACTCATCGTCGTACTCGCCCTCAAACGCTTCTTTAGGCTTGTTTAACCCCAATTCAACGTCTACATCAATGATATCCCCATCAATAATGACTGCTTCTTCTATATATACAGGCGGGTTAACTAACTTTTCCAGCTTCTGACGCAGGTTTGCACGTAGATCGTCAGTAGACTGGTGCGTTATAGTCACTTCGGACTTCTCAGCAAACAACCCTACGTCGGATATCTTACCCAACAGCTCTAAGGCACGGATACGGATCTTCGCATCAGGGTTTTCTGACTCTAGCAGGAGCTTATTGGTTACGAGATAGCGGATTTGAGCTGAACTCTCAGCAACTGAGTGTCCAAACTCTTGCAGGATGCTACTCGTAAGTATTAAAGACGCAGGGGTTAGCTTCGCGGCCTTCTTACTAGTAACTTGTTTTGAAGTGTTTTCAGGGTCTTGGGCATATTGTAGCGTTAGGCTGGCGGCTACATCCTTGTCTTCCCTGTTTAGTTCTATATCTAGTCCGTGTTCGGATAAGAGTATCGCAGTGGCGCAAGCAGCCGCAGCCCGTTCCCTCAAATCTATGTAAGGAATGTTGGGAGGCAACGGAACGCCAATCTCAGGATCAAGCATTACTGTCATATATACACGCAGGTTG